TGGAAAAGTAAAAACTTTTCTCACCTTCTGTTTGAAGACCAACATTGGATGCTGATGTGCTACGGTCGTAGGTGCACTTAACCCACAGATACACACCGTCCATATTTTCCCATCCATTTTGAGAATTATAGGCGTGTTCATACGCCTCATCATGTGTGGTCATTGAATATAAGAGTTTACTTCCCCAACCTGTTGCAAACAGGTCATCCCAATCAGCAAGTGATAAATCCTGTGCAAGGGTGTCTTCGTTACTTGATTGTGAAAAAGGTGAAGACACAGAGAAATAATGGTCTTCGTCATTAATGACTATCTTATCACCTAATTGGTCAGGGCGTTCAGCGAACAATGAGATAAAGACATTAGATTCGTCTACATCGGTATACACCCCGGAAGACGACTTTGAGTAATACCCTATACGCTCACCACCTGATTGCTGTGCGTTTATTTGATAAATCAAAGTGTTCATAGGAAAGAACGTGGAATTTGGTGAAAAGATAGCGTATCTACTATTTAACCCCGTTGATACTGTATCGTCAGCATCTGAAACGCTCACAATTGCTTGTTCATTCGCCCCTTTTGGAGCCCTAAAGTTTATCTGTTTAATGTTCCTATAACTAAGCGGTACACCAACCGAAACAGGAGCACGGTATATTTTGATACCTGTCATATTGCGTGGCATATTTGCTTTATCTAACTCAACTGAGATTTTAACCTGTTGGGGGTCACCACCTATTAATGCACCTGATGATACTGATAAATCGGGATTGAGTGGAAGTTCGTTTACTCCGTTAAATAGAGGTGATGCATTATATCTATAAGTGCCATCAGGCAGGAGACCGGAGTCAGTATTTGATGAAACAGAAACTATAAATGTTTGCGGATAACTTGGTATAGCACGGTTAAGATACGTTCCCGTGGGTATAGTAAACTTTGCGCCAAAGATTTTCCTATCTTTTATACGGCTCATCAGTAGCGAATCTTGGTCTAAGCCCATATTAAGTAAGACAGAACTACCAAGGGCAGTAAACGATATTGTCTTAGGTATTGTTCCGTATAAAGTTTTTACCCAATCGGTGGAATAACCAAATGTAGAAGAGGAACTGTTATCAGAACCCATCGGAATTACACCATCGTAACTATCAAGATTGCTAAAATTCGTAAGGTCAGCGTTTAAACGGAACAGTATACCACGCCTATTACAGTATCCTAAAAACTCATAGCCATTCTCAAGGTCAGGATGAGACCATAGGAATATGGAATTTATTCCACGAGTACCATCTATAAAATTTAAGGTTGCACCATCTCTTAATCTTAATATACCCGGTGTGGAGGTATTAAAGTTGGCTGATGCAGGGCTTAGCTGTTTTTGTAGGTCAGCCGGGTCTGCGTTAGAAACAACGCTACCGAATATTGGAAGTTTTATCAGGCTCATAACACATTATATGTCAAATCACTTACAACCATTGTGCCGGAACCCGTGCCCTTTCCGCTTATCTGCGACCTGACCGCCTCTCTGTTAGCATAATACCTATTCATAAATCTATCGCTCAATTCAAAATCCCCTTCTTCTTCTGCTAAACATCCTTTAGCATAATCACATAAGTACAAATGATACGCATCACCTATTTGTGGTTCCAATAAATCACCATCAGTAGGTGTAATTACAGGTGTGGTGAGTGTAGCCCTTGCCCCTAAGCCCAAACTGTCCCATGTGATGCTCAGTTCTGAGAGTGTCTGTGAACTTGCAACCTGTAAATCATATTCATCATCCACGGTATACAAAGACTCTCCAACATCGAACTCATGTGGGAATGCGCTCGTTTGTGAGACTATTGTCCCTGATGATAAATGACCTGCCCCTGTCCACCCGGATACGCCTGTTAATGATGATGAACCAATAGATTTCCCCGTATATGTAAGTGTTTGTGTTGCATCAGCAGAATCTGTAAAAGTGACAGTACCCGTGATATCAAAATACTGAACACTCAATAAGATTATTGCGGTCACACCATTAATTTGACTAATCCCTATTGAAGACTTGTTTGTGATAACATTAGCAGAAGTGGAATAGTCCTTTAATAGTAACTCACCACGCTTAATGTCGTTAGCATCACGAACTATAGTTGCAGTTGTTCCCTCTGCATTCTGCACTTTAGTACCTGCTTTAAAAAAACCATTGCTTAAATCTTTATACCCAACCCTTCTATACGACACACCCTTTTGTGTAGGTTGTGGTTTGGCTATATATTGAAAATTCAAAACACTATCAGAAGTTGGATGTGGAACCAAAATTATTTGGTCGTTTGTAATGCTATAAAATCTTGGACTACCTGTACGCTCTACACCGGCACGTTTCATTCTTGGTTCCTGATGCCGGTAAGACTCTAAAGACCTATCATCATATGTAACAGAAGACTTTAGTTCAATAAAATCAGATGGTAAGGCGGTAAACTTCTCAATATTATTAATAACTATACTTCTATCCCTGACTAAGCATTTTGTAAAAAAAGCCATATCTGACTCAGCCTCTTCAAGAAACTTTCGAGCCATAGCTTTATTATGTGGGTTAGTCCCAAACTGTAAAACAACTCTATCTGTTAACTCTGCCCATGTCATAACTGACTCTGTTTTTTTGTAGCATCCATATCTTTTACCTTAGCGTTTAAGTTCCCTATAATATCATTTGCTTTTCCATAATGCTCACCTGCTCTTGTCGGTGAACCGTCTGCGGATAATAACTCCGAACAAGCAAAATAGACAATAGCCTCGTGAGAGATACTTGCAAATTCGGGCTCATCAAGATTTAATGCAGTAATAGTCCGTGGTTTTTTATAATACATAATGTGAATCTCGCCAAATCTCGGTAGGTCAGCAGGGAGCATACTATACCTGACCTCATTAACGCCTGAATTTGTAACCCCTGTGCGAATAAATACCGGGGAATCACCTGCCGGTGTATACATATAAGAATTCTCTAATTCATATCTGCCTAATTGGTCTGTGATATGAATCCAAACAATAGACTCGGGGATACTTGCGCCATAATCGGCTATACTATTGGGGACTAAATATGCCGATTCAATTTGGTCATACATTAGTTCGTGACCTGTTTGCCCGGTAATTGGGTCACTCGTTAATTGATTTAAGTCAATATATCCATTCCAATTATACGCAGGAGAAATGCTCGATACACTTGTACCCGGAGACATAGAAGTCGTACTATCCGTTAAATATTTATCTTCTTCGTTTAAGTGGCTATTAGCAACTGTATCATACGTTGTAACATTAACGGTCTGTTCATGTAACAAGCGAGATAAATACTGCTTATCCAAGAAAGCAGGTATTTTCTGAACTGCTGTATTAATTGCCTTAGCTACATCGGCAACAGAATATACAGATGCATCCTTGTCCTCCAACCTCATTTGTACCTGATTTCTAATCTCTATTAAGTTCATATTTTTGCAGTAATGGGGGCGTGTTTAAACGCCCCCATGTATGTTAATTGGTTATTTGATTAACTAACCGATTATGTAACGGTAGTGTAATCTGTAGGAAGACCATAAAATTGACCTACTGCTTTCGCACGATTACTACATACCATCTGTCCCATCCAAAGGATGTGACCGGTACGAACATCTTGGTCAACCGGGGCTGTGAATCCTGTGAAGGAAAAATTAGCCTTACGATTATGTTTCATCTTCAAATACTCCTCGTTGATGAAATACATATCACCATCAGGACATGAAGGGTCTACCACTAAAGGAACACCACGATACATCATGTTAGTGAAACCGGCATCTGCAAGTTCGCCCGAGGACATTCCTGTCCTTTTCTTATCAGACAAATGCTGTTCATATGCATCAAAGATAACCTGATTCCCAACAATAATTGAAGGGCGGTCACCCGAATCCCTTGACATCGCTTCCCAACCTTCACGGGCTATGGTGTCAAAGTTAATTGCAAAGTTATCGAAGTCCGCAGTCGTACCGGAATCAATCCGAGTGTCGGCTGAAAGGTCTTTTTCAAAAGCACCTTTCCACCATGAGTGAGTTCCAACTGCTAAACCACCGAGTCCACCGGCATGTCCGGCAGGGTCAGATTGGGATGCAACGTCACGAAGAGAAACAAAGTCCTGTTCATCATCTGTGTTTGCACTTCCAAACAGTACATTAGAGAATTTCTTCGCTAATGACTTTTCTGCGGTTTTCATCTTTGCGCCCAACAAGTCAACCAATTTCTCAGGTGATGCGTTTACACGCTCTTCATACCCGGAAATTGTTATTGATGCGTGAGCCTGAGCCCATGAATACTGAGCATCAATATAGTTCTCGTTAGGTTCAATGGTCAGGGTATCATACTTTCGATAGAAACCAACTGCTGAACTGTCAGCATATTCAATTGGTTGATGAATCTTGTTACCTGATGCATTGGCAGTTGACTTAGCAAGAAAACGAGATAACATTACACTCTTCTTCTTGATATTGTCAACCAATTTTGGAACATACTGTTCCTT